TAATACTTCTAATGTTGTATTCCAAATAATACTACCAGCATTAAAATTTATAGTATTCAGCTCATTTTCGCTTACTTGACGCGTATTGTCTAGGTCAACAGCACCTAAATTTATTTCAAGTAATCTAATTAAACGGTTAAAAGTATCTGGTGTAACTTCGCTTTGTGCCAAAGGAAGCTGAGTTTGTAACAATTTACTCATCTTTTGCCGTCAGTTTTTATATCTATTCTTGTCGCTCCTAAACGCCATCCTATTGATAAATTACCGTTATTCGTAGCATCATCATTACTTTCAATACGTAAAGCCATTTGTCTTGCCCTGGCTCGTATATGTGATTGTTGTGTAGTGCTAGATATTTCATTAGTAGAATTAGTAGCTAATGAATCACCAGGAAAGTTTCTTGTTTTAACCACTACGTTTACTGATCCGTTATTTGCATCCTCTATAAATTTAAAATCAGGTATTATTCTTCTTGCAAAAGCAAACTTTTCTCCATCATCTAAATCAAAGTCACTACTTTCAATAAACACGCCAGTCATAGGAGAACCGTCATCATTAAATCCCTTTTCTTGTTGAAATAAATAGCCACCATTTACTGCTCTAGGATAATTTTCTATACCAGAGTCAAGCCAAGCTGTTCTAACAAGTTGACCATAAAACCATAAATCTTCTGCATAATTGTAAATCACGTATCTATCAATCTCAGAGGAACTAGCAGAACAATAAAACCAACCAACCTCATTTTTATCTTTTATAGTAAAAGCAGCTATTTTAAATGATTGCGTAAGATTTATATCACCAAAAACATAATTATGAACAGAACAAGGTAAGGTTTTAACAGAACCGTTGTAGAGATAAAAATTGTTATAACTCATAAAATATACCGCAGATGGGGTAGTTACGGCTGCCTTTGGTCCTATAAGTCCTGTGCCTTCATTAATTAAATTTACTGCAAAAGTAAAGGGTGGACCAACAAATTGCATACTATATAGTGCTGTATCTGTCCAAATAAGTATCTCTTGTCTAGCTTTAACACCACCAATTATAGAAGAACCTGATGACAATCTTAATGATCCTGCGGTATTGGTTGATAAAGGCTCAAACTCTAATTCGTTTTCTTGATCGCTAAAAGCTATTAACATAGGATCTATAACACCAGTTCGTGAAGTGCCTGAGATTGGATCAGCTCCTAATACTATTAAATGTCTATCAACTTCTGAGGTAATTACTTGTAAACCAACAGTAGGAACTAAATTAGCACCTGTAATACCTGATAACTCAACTGCTCTTGTACCAACACCATTATTTTCAGTCCATTTGAATATACCAGCATTTCTTGCATTTATAATTAAATCTTCGCCGTAATTATCATGTGTCCATAATCTTAATTGATTAGTGCTACTTAAAGATGAAGTGCTACCAAAAGTTCCTTCACCCCAACCGTTTATGCCCCAACCTGTACCAGGCACATATACATCTAATCCTACGTTTATTTGATAAGCACCTACAACTGAAGATCCACCATTACCACTATCAGAGGAGTTTGCGGTTACGGTTGTACCAGATGTGTCTTTAGCTTCTATTGTGTAGGTATTTGCATTAACTATGGTTGCTATTTCATACTCTTGATTTAATACGGCAGCCGTTATGTTACCGCCAAGACTTGATGCACCACTAAAAGTGACAAAATCATTTTTTACAGCCCCATGTGAAGTATCTGCTACAGTAATTGTTGCATCACCATTAGTTGCTGAAAACGTGACATCACCCGCTGATGTTGTTAATCTTATTGGTGTAACATCATTAAAAGTACCTCCACTTTCAATATAATATTTTAAATGCGTGCCTATACCTAAATACTTTGTACCACCTAAAGATATAAAACTATGCAGTGCTCTCGCTGTTCCTAAATATGTTGAAGATGTTAATTTTTCCCAACCACCAAACTTTTCTGGTCTGCCTTTTCTAAATCGCACTAAATTACAATCAAACCAACCGCCTTCATTATCATAAGCTGTGCCTTCTCTGTTAATACCAGGTCTGAATATTGTTTTTTGTAATGGCATTTACACCTCAGTCCAATCTTTACTTTCAAACAACAAAGATTCGCTTTTTCTTCTTTTTACCAAACCTTCATTAACTACACCATTTACTTTGTTCCAACGCTTTATTTGTTCTGGTACATTTTCATAATCACCAGCATTAAGAACTTTTAATAAAGTTGATGACTTAAAATTAGTTGGCCCTAAATTAAAAACCCAAGATACTAAAGCATCAAATTCATTTTGTTTTAATGGCACTTTGACCATATCATTTATATATTCTTGGTATTCTTTCAACTCATGTGTTAATAAATCTTCAGCTTCTTGCATAGTGATTGACATATTATCCTTTACAGGACTACCATCTATAAGCTTTAGGCTTCCGTATCCTATTGTAGGTTTGTTTGCAGGACATCTGTATGAAACTGCATTTCCATTTTGATCTTTTGGGCAGCCCTCATAATGTTTTATAAGCGTCACTCCCTCTTGTGATATATTCATTTTACTCTCCTTTTTCTGGGGAATGAGATGCTCCGAAATAAAACGAAATAATTGCACTCGCTAATCCTCCAAGATAACCAAGCACTAAATTAATTAATGCTTCGCTGTTTTGTTCTGGCGGTTGTAAAGTAACTAAAAATATATATCCCAAAAAACCGCCTATAGTAAATAATCCAATAATTCTTGCAGTCCAGTCTTTGCTAAACATGCCTCTAGCATTTTGTTTATCTGCAACTTCTAATTTAAAAACGTCTACATCAAGCTCTTTCATTTGTACTTCAAAATCTTGTTCTGCTTTTTTAAGCTCTAACATTTGTTCTGGTGTTGCATTTTGCATAGCTTGTTGTATAGATTTTTGATCGTTAGATACTCCAAGCACTTGTGCAATTTTACCCATAGCCATATTACCTAAAGGCCCGCCCATAGCAGATCCAAGTGTAGGAGCAACTGCACCCACTATATTTTTAAGCATAGCTTTCATATTATAAACCTCGTTAACACTGCAATACCTATCGCTCCTATAAAACCAAAGACCCCAAAGGTTGCTGCTTTTATAGTTGAATTTATGTATGTGATTTCTTGTTTTATATCAGAAAACTCATTAAATGCTGTTTTCCAACGCTCATGAGATATGGTTTCTAACTTGGTAAGTCTTTCTGCCACATCATTTACTGTTATTTTTTTATCCATCATCTTGTAATGTATATATTTTAATTGGTTTTTCTTTACCTTTTACAAAAATACTTTCAAGTTCTTTTAGTATTATTTCATCACTAAATGTACTTGAACTGATAGTATCATAACCTATAACAATATCTTCTCCAACTTCCTTAGTTGAGCTTTCTAGTCTTGCAGCTAGGTTTACAGCATCCCCTATTGCGGAATAATCAAATCTAGTATCGCTACCCATATTGCCTACAACAGCATATCCAGTATTAATACCTACACCAATTTCTACTCCTAAATTAGCCATTTTTACTTTGTCTTGTATATCTTTTGCACAAAGAACAGCTGCGGTTTCATGATCTGGCACATTAACTGGAGCGTTGAATATGGCCATCATAGCGTCACCTATGTATTTATCTACCATACCGTCATAATATTTAACGGTATCTGCTTGTATAGTGAGAACTTTATTCATTATCTTTGTAACCTCTTCAGGTTCCAATTTTTCAGATAAAGCAGTAAATCCACGAACATCAGTAAAAAGAAATGTGCAATATCGTCTTTCGCCACCTAATACTAAAGATTCTGGATTGTCTTGTAATTTTTTAACTTGTCTTGGGTCTAAGTAATGCTCAAACTGTTTTTTTATTTGTTGTCGTAGTTTGTATTGTTGTCTAAATCTTAAATAAAAAGCTATTGATCCTGTTATAAACTCTGATATTAACGTCCAAGATACATCTATAAGTAACCCTTTTTGTATAAACATGTAGCCCATAACACCAGTAATTATCATCAAAAATGTAGCTACAGATATACCCCAAGTAATACCTAGCAAATGCAACGCAAACCAAACTATACTAACAAAAATTATTAAACTTAGTAATTCAACAGCTAAAGCATAATCTGGTATGTACGGACTATCTTGTATTAATATTGACTCTGCTAAAGCAGCTTGTATTTTATGCGGCTCTAACAAACCTATAGGAGTAGCTATTTGTGGCATAACACCTGCAGCCGTAACCCCAATAAATACAAACTTACCTGCAACATACATTTGTTTTAGTGTAGTTTGTTCTGTATTTACCCAACTAATCCACTTACGGCCTAGACTATCTGTTTTTACAGGTGGTATTCCTCGTATTGATATTTCTTCTATACCATTATCATTAGTTTTTATAATGTAAGTATCTATATCAAATAAAGATTTATAAATTTGTGTACCAAAACTAGGTATCCATTCGTTATTAGGTGTTTTTACTAAAAGAGGTATTCTTCTTACTAATTGATCAACATCTGTGGGAGCTACGGCCAAACCTTGTAAAGTGCGATTGGATAGTAGAGGTAGGTTTTCCTTCACTCCCGTTGACATTATACCACCTTTACCATTACCAAGTACAACGGTACCTGGTGATGGAGGATAATTACCTTTGCCATCTTCAAACATAGCTAATACTGATGGTGCAAATTGTAAAGTTTCAGCAAATATTTTATCTCCACCCATACGATCTGCTTGTGGAAAACTTACAACCCAACCAATACCTATAGCTCCGTTGTTAATTAAATCTAGCTGTATCTCTGCTAATCTTTGCCTTGGTATTGGCCAACCACCCTCTCTTTCTACATCATCTTCAGTTATATTTAGTATTACAAAATTACCACTAGGCTTTGGTGTAGTTACAAAATTATCAAATACTTTAAGTTTTAATATTTGTAATGGTGTTGATTGATAAACTACGGGTGCTAAAAGTATTATAAGTATTGGTAATAATAGTCTTTTCATTTAATCACTCTGAGTGATAGTGATTACACTATCTCCGCCTCCATTTATTTTAACTATATTAGAAACATCATCTTGTATTAAAATAACGGTATACCCATTACCAGAGTTTAAATCAACCTGTACCGATTCGCTTACACTTCTTCGCAAGCTAATTGTTTGTCCTGTTACTATTGTTGTAATCTGAGTATTAGCGTCTTGACCAATAAGGGTACCTGTAATATTTACTCCTGTAGCTAAAGCAAGTTGATCTTCATCCTTTTCTATAGCTAATTCATCAAGTACATTAAGCAAATCTTCTAAAAAATTTACATCTAAATAATTAATATCTAGTTCTGTAAATTCTAAACTATTTTCTTCTAATAAATCTTCAGCTAAATAATCTATATCTAGATCGTTAAAATCCAATAAATTTACTGTTTTTGTAGATGTTGTTTCTTCTTGTGCTAATTGTTCTTCCTTAGGTGGCGATACTATCAACATATTATCTATAATGTCTAAAGTAAGATCTAATACAACAGGTTTGGTAGGAGCATTTTCAAAGACATCAACGGTAGTGGCTTGATAAGGTTTATTAAGCAAAACACTACCTGTAGCCGTAACTACCTCTATTTCGCCACTAGAAAGCCCCAGAGCGTCTGGTAACAAAATTATAAGGCTACGTCCCAACTCGTCAACTGTTGCCGTAAAATCAGTTCCACGTATCGCTATATTGGCTGTGGGTGTTTTAAGTTGTATATTTTGTTTGTCTATACGGTTTAGATTGCCACTAATAAACCTGGCTGTGCCAAGACCAAAGGTAAGTGCCATCTTTGCTTTACTAGGATCAGGGTCGTAGATGTATTCATCAATAAGCAGTTGACTATGCTCTGTAAGTTTTACTATTGATTTATCAAGAAAAGTAATAGCCATACGGCCATTTTTGGTTATGGCCTCATCATTACTTTGTATTGCAAACTTTAAGTCTGCTTCATAAAGTTTATCTCGTACAATTTGTGCTGTACCGTTTAATTCAGATATGTCACCTATATCAACAGCTTGTGCTTGTACCTTGGTCGTTTTGAATGACGCAAACAGTACCGCTATTACCGATAGAAATAATTTTAAGCCAGTCATTATCTAATGTGCTTGATTGTGTGATATTAAATGTTCTGCTGTTACCAGTCTGATCTAAATAAAAATAGCCACCTGCATAACCAGATCCAGTAAAGTTTAATGTATTACTATCACCATCTACGTCTACATAACTTGTTCCACCATCATAATTTATATCAAAATCAAAAGTGTTGCCGTCACCTTGTATAATCCAATCTAAATCAAGAGTTGCTGCTAGAGCACTAGTACCGTGGTCTAATGTAAAGGTGTTGGTGCTTCCTGTAACGTCAACATTATAGTTAGAACTATCAATACCATAGGTATTAGTTGGATCTCCTTGTATGGTAAAAGTATTACTATCTCCATCAAATTCAAAGAATCCTGTTATGGTATCACCCAATATATCACCTAAAAATTTATTAGAGTCACCTATCTGGTTTATATCTAGTGTCATAGTAACACCGTCTAAATCTAACGCAGTTAGCGTACCTGCAACAGAATTAAGACCACCAATAATGTTACCTGAACCTAGTTGTTCAAGATCTATATTAGCAGTAGCACCACTTTGATCTACATATATTTCGTTATCAGCCGCGTATGTCGTCAACGCAGTCAGCGTCACAATTAGGCTTATCAATTTTAATTGATTCATTCTTTTTCTCCCAGAAACCTTTATCATAACCTATTTTTACTATTTGCAAAACTGCCTCCTCTATAGCCCTTTGTAGTGCTAATGTAGTAGGTTCGTTTTCTGCATCACCCATTTCTATCTCTACTAGCTCTGTACCAGCTTCAATAAACTTAAAAACATCTTGTGATTGGCCATAGCTAAAAACTTGTTTACTTACCAAAACATCTATTAAAACTTCACCAGTAGCTATAGATACCATTCTTAATGCTACGGTTATATTATCGATTCTATATTGTTTACTGCTACTTATGCCTAAATATCTAGCACCTATACCACCACTTTTAATATTAGAGTCATAACCTAATACCGCTCCTTCCATAAGCACCCCAGCAAATAGCAACGGCATTATAGGTTTCGGACCGTCTGTACTTTCATTTTGTTCTCTTGCAGAACGTATAAGTTGTCTTTCTTTTGTAAGATTATCAAGTCCAACTCTTTCAGCTACTCTGAAAAACTTACCATTTGCCGTATGTTTTAAACTTCTAATTAATAAATGACTAGGTGCTTGTGTTAATGCTGTAGAAAATAAAGCAAATTCACTATTGCTTTTTCGCTGACCTGTTTGATCTGTAAAGCTATTTGGATAAACAGCTACAACAATAGGTACCTTAGGTTGTGGTGCGTTTAATAATTCTTTCGATTGTATTTGTAAAATATTTGGTAATAATTTACCTTGTCTTAAGTTTTCGTCAATCGGATTAATACTACAACTAGAAGCTAAAATCACCAATAGGCAGCTGTATTTCAGTGACATTTCCGTTTTCATCCGTAATAATCAGAGTGATCACGCCATCTTCAATACTATATTGAATGGTGTTTCCCTCAAGTGTTAAAGTTCCCTCTGTGCTTGGTGTTTCCCCAAATAAATTTTCTACAAGCTGTCTGGATAGTTGTGCATATATTCTTGATTCTAAATTACGAATAAATCTTGCTAAAGTTGTATTTTCTTTATCTCTTTCTAACTGTTCTTGAATAGCTTTAATTTCTTCTTTAATACTCATTTTTCTATTAAACTCTTGATTTTCTATAGTTAAATAATGAGAAGAGGTATTGATACCACTAAAAGATGGGTTTTTAAATTTGTGAGTTATAGTATCTGCTTTAATGTTTAATGCTATGACTGTTAGAAACATAATAGAGCCAACGAACAATAGCCAAATTGCTATTCTCATTTTTGTTGCTTCCTCCTCCATTTGTTCTTTTTCAGTCTTTTCTTTGATCATCTCTATCTGCTTTTGCTATTTTGTTACTATCAATTAATTGTGGCACACCTAGTATAGTTTTAATTAAAGTGTCCTGGCGTATAATTTCGTTGTCTAAACTACGCACTCTGTCTATTAATGCTACCAAAATACCATGTTGTGAATCAAGTTTTGTGCCTAGTCTTTCTTCTATTGCAGCTATTTGACCTTCTACCTTTTCATCAACGGTATCTAATTTGGTTTCCATACCGTCAACAATTCTCATAATAAGTTTATAAATAAACCACCCTAGGCCTAGAGCAGCTGCTATGGGAAAACCAACTTCTTGAATTAAAGTAACAGCTGAGTCCATTAATAGTCACCCCAAACTTTCTTTTTTTTGCCTCCATCATACTCTACGGCATGTCCTTCTTTGATAAGAACTTGGCAAATATCTCTGCCGTCTTCTGTATAAGGTATTCCAAGTATTCTGCCATACTTACCTTTACCCAAAGATTTAACTTTAAAATTACCTATACATAATTCTTTTAGTCTTGCTTTTGCAGCTAGACCTAGTTTTTTTTCTGCGAGATCCCTTGTGCGGCTTTCTGGAGTGTCGATCCCTGCTAACCTAACACGTTGTTTATGAAGTTTTACGTCAAAACCCAAGTCAAGACTACAATCAAATGTGTCACCATCAACAATACGCTCTAATGTAGCATTATAAACAAACGCATCAGGTGATTTTGCCATTATTTTTTAGAAGTTTTTTTCACTCTTTTTGTAGTCCAAGCTTCATCTACATCTGGTGTAGACTTATCATCAGCTACATAATGGCCTTTTTTGTTACGAGCTCTAACTTTTACTTCTTCTGTGTTAGTTAAATTACCCCATAATCTTTTTAAAAAACTCATTTTACTCTCCTTTATCTTTAGCTTTTAAAACATTTAATGCACACCAATCTATTATTTTGTATAAGTAACTAAACCAGTGATCATCTTTAGGTGTAGGTGTAATAGCTGCTATTACAGATGCTATAGATATTATTGCCGTCACCCATATTAATATATTAATTATTGTCATTTTTTTTCTCCTCTTTAATATTATCAGTTTGTTCTTTCATACTGTCTTGTAAAGCCTGTTGATAGGTAGTTAGACTAGGCATAAGTTGTTCTATTTCAAACTGATATTGGTTTATTTTCTTAGTCAAGCTTTGTATATGAGCTTGAAATCTTTTTTGTTCAGGAGTAAATTCTACCTCAACGTTTTCTTTTTTTTCGGCCTTTGCCATTATTGCACCTCCTGGGGTGTAGTTGTTTGCACATCCCAACAGTTTAAGTTGGATGCGATTGTTCGTCTTTCACCTTCGCCTTTGAAGGGATAGACCATGTGTTGTAACCAAGAAGGAAAAATAAGTAACTTACCTACTTCTGGGGTCATAACAAATGATTGAGCTGGTTTTAATCTTTGTCCGTCAAGAACAGATACTTGACCATATTGAAAAGCAATACAACCGTCAGAGTGTCCGCTTTCGTTATAAAGAGAGTAGGTAGGCGTGTTTGCTGTTGCATTTGCACCTATTTGAGAGGGTACTTTAGTCCAAGCTGTTGTAGATATACCCATTAATGTTTTAGTGCCATGATCATGTATGGGATTATAATCGCCGTCATAACTATGTACTGACCAAGTTTCGTCTATTTCTACTCGTTTTCCACACTTAAGAGAATTACCTGTCCTAGCAAAATAATTAATATACTCAGCACCAAGGTCACAGATAAAATAGTTATATTCAAGCAATCTTTTATCATTATGATCTAGTAATAGTTGTTCTCCTTTGTGTATTTGTCCTACTAAAGTTTTAGCTAATGATTCTTTGTGTTTACTTTCTCTGTATTCATCCATATAGTCATTAACATCATCAATCATTTCTTGCGGCATTTGTGTCTCTAATACGTAAACCGCAGGCATATTGTGTATTTGAAAAGGATGTTCGTTCATAATTAACTAGGAACATTAAAATCTTTATCTGGTGTGCTTAATGTTGGTGGATTAGTAATAACGCTATCTACTTGACTAGCAAATACTATGTCCCAATGTGATACAGGACATATAGCTACCAGGTCAGCGTTAGTCCAACTACTTTTAGCTTTTAGTGTAAAGTTTGCATTTCCATCTTCATCAAGTTGACTTATCGTTTTTGAAAAATCAGAAGTATAATAAGTGCTATCGCCTTCATTATCATTTTCGTATTTCATAGTTATATCCCATTTATCAACCTTATTACTACTATTAATGTATGGGGTACAACTAGTTATAGTTTTTGTTACTGCCATTTTATTCTCCTTTCAAATTTGTTATTTCAGTTTTTAGTTCTTCTACTGTTGTAGATAGCTCTTTCACTGCATTTATAAGTATAGGTATAAACTTTTCATAAGTTAAAGAATATTGTCCATCTTCACCTTTTTGTGTAACTATATTCGTTTTATTTTCTACTTTATAACCATACTCTCTTTCTATTTCTTCTACATCTTGTGCTAAAAGACCACCTATTAATTGTGGTTTTTTATGTGTTCCATTTGGCGTTACACTTAAATCTTTACTATAAGATGACCTTTTATCCCATCTATAAGTTACTGGATTTAATTGATTTACAAAACTTAATCCCATGTTTAAAGATTCAACATCTGTTTTATCTCTGGCATCAGAAGAAACTGTTAGTGCTTGATTACATTTAAAACTGTCAATAGCATCATCACCTAAAACAATTCTATTACTAGCAGTAGTAACAGTTTCGGGTGAACCACTACGACCAGCTAATCTACCAAGTAGAATATTATTTGAACCAGTCGTTAATGATTGTCCTGCTAATCTACCCAAAGTTGTATTGTTAGAGCCTGTTGTCAAATCTTCCGCAGACTCAGAACCAATTATTGTGTTTTGATCTCCAGTTGTAAGATTTGTGGCTGCCGCACGACCTAAACCTGTATTATTAGAACCAGTTGTTACGGCATCAAAAACATTTGCACCTATAGCTACATTGCTGGAACCAGTAGTACAATTTTTTAAAGCACTATGTCCAACAGCTACGCCACTAGCACCTGATGTATTTTCGGATAAAGCATATCTACCTACAGCAGTGTTGTCGTCACCTGTGCAATCTTTTAAAGCCTCAGACCCAACAGCAACACATGAATCAGCACCAGTAGAGAGTTCCATAGCTTCATAACCTACTGCTACATTTGCATCTTGATTGCTACTTTTAAGAGCCTGAAAACCAATAGATACATTAAAATCGCCAGTTGTATTTGATAGCATAGATTCAGAACCCGCAGCAGTATTTCTAGCACCTGTTGTATTAGCACCCATACAAGATTCGCCAACAGCAACATTAGAGTTAGCAGTCGTATTTGCATCAAGTGCACCTGAGCCAACTGCTGTATTTGAAGCACCTGTAGTGTTTTCTGTTAAAGATTTATGTCCTACTGCTGTATTATCGTTAGCCGTTGTATTTGCATCAAGAGCATTTACACCTATTGCAGTATTATTATCGCCTGTAGTGTTAGCAACCATAGATGATTTACCAACCGCGGTGTTTTCAGCTCCAGTTGTATTAGCTGATAAAGACAAATATCCTATTCCTGTATTATTTGATGCTGTGGTATTAGCATCTAGTGCAGCACCACCTAAAGCTACATTTTGAGCACCAGTTGTGTTTACTCTTAAAGCTGAAGCACCAACTGCTGTGTTATTACTCGCTGTTGTATTTTTATTTAACGCTTTAAATCCAATACCTGTATTTGCATCAGCAGTTGTATTTTCTTCTAATGCTGCTAACCCTATGCCTGTATTAGAATGACCGTCTGTATTTGATTTAAGTGAAGACTCACCAACAGCAGTATTATTTGAAGCTGTAGTGTTAGCTTCTAAAGAACTTTTACCTACCGCAACATTTGAAGCACCTGTGGTGTTTGCTGTTAAAGAAAAATACCCAACTCCAACATTATTACTCGCTGTGGTGTTAGCCACAAGTGCACCATTACCAACAGCTACATTTTTAGCACCTGTTGTATTAGCACCTAAAGCACCACCATATGAAGAACCATCACCCCCACCAATAGCTACATTTTCACTAGCAGTAGTGTTTTGATTTAAAGCTGCATAACCTATAGCTGTGTTAAACTGTCCTGTTGAATTAGTAGCTAAACTAAAAGAACCTATAGATGTGTTATTAATTGCAGTTGTGTTTGCTGTTAGTGCATTTTTACCTATACCAACATTGTAATCACCCGAAGTTAATGCAGCAAAAACACTATCACCTAAACCTGTATTTCCGATAGCACTTGATAAAGTTCCTGTACTTGCGTTTTGACTAATTAAAATACTGTCAGTAAAGTTTGTAGTATCAGCTAGAATATCTATACCATTTAAAGTGCTACTAAAAGTTATAGCTCCGTCTACTTGTAAAGTAGAAGCCATATCTACAGCTCCATCTATATCAACTGCATCTAAGTTGGCTGTACCATCAACATCTAAATCGCTTGATACATTTAATGATGATGTTGTAGTAGTACCAGCTAAGTTTAAATCAGTAAATGCATCAACCATGGCAGCACCAGAACCTGCTCCGTCTGAATAAATAGCTTTTACATGACCATTAGGTATGGTAATACTTGCACCACTACCTTGTGAAATAATTATATTTTGTGAGCCAGATGTACCATTTTCTATAAACCAAAGTTTAGATACTGTGTTTGGTCCTATAGTAATAGTACAAGCTGAATCTAATGTGCCTGTGTATTTAAGATAAATTGATCTACCTGGATCTGTTGATCCGTCTGCTATAGTTGTAGTATGAGTGTCTGCATTTGTGGTGATTGCCTCTGTACCAAAGCTAAAAGCCTCTGCAATTAACTCTAAATTAGTGTTCGTAGAAGTCCCCCAGGTACCCGATTCGTCACCTGTAGCTATTTCTTTTAACCTTAAATCATTTACATAAGTTGCCATATTTTATGCTACCTCTTCCCAATTTGGGGTTTGTGTTTCATTAATTTCAGCAAAGGATGAACTTTGGTCAGTATTTATATTAGCATAATTTTTTGTTTGTGTATCATCTATTA